TTATCTACAAGAATGAGGAGTATTTTGAGAACGATTGGATAACAGGAACACCTGACGTAAACACGGAAGATGTATTGTTAGACGTTAAAAGCTCTTGGGATGCTACTACCTTTCCGTTTTTTGATACTGAGATACCTAACAAGGACTACTTCTATCAGCTTCAGGGCTATATGTGGCTCACAGGAAAAACTCAATCGATGCTTTGCTACTGCCTTGTCGATACTCCACTTGAAATGGTAGAAGACGAAATCAGACGTGCGCATTGGAAACTGCACAAGATTGACGAGGATATGGATTTGCGTGAGGAGGTGGAGAGTAAACATCAGTTTTCACACATTCCTAAGAACCGCAGAGTTAAGGTATTTTATGTACAAAAAGACGAACAAGTAATCGAGCAGATAAAAGAAAAGATTGAACTCGCTCGTGAGTATTACAACGCGCTAATTCAAATTCTATGAACCAAGAAGTAAAAGACCAAGTAGTTTTATCCGTAATGGCGAAGTTTGCAGAACGCTCAGCTACAGGACTACGAAAATACGGAACTACATTAGACCGAGAAGACTATACTTTAACAGATTGGCTAAAAGAAGCGCAAGCTGAGGCAATGGATTTTGCTTTGTATTGTGAAGCAGCAATAAATAAAATAAGAAAAGATGGGAGCAAAACAACTTGACATAATTGGATTACGATATAATATGCTTATTGTTATAGATAAATTAGAAAGTAGAGATTATGGTGGCTATAAGAAAAGGATGTGGCTATGTAAATGCGATTGTGGCAATACGACAAAAGTTAATACTGGTGCTTTAACTAGCAATAAAATAAAATCTTGTGGTTGTTTAACTCCAACAAAGTCAGCTGAAAATTCTATAAAATCAAGATATAAAAGAGCAAAACAAGACGGTGGTTACAGGTCTGTATATGTTTCTTATAGAAGTAACGCAAAAAGTAGGAATTTAGAATTTAATATTGAATTTGATGATGCAGTTAAAATAATGACTTCAAATTGCCACTATTGCGGAATAGAACCTTCTAACATATATATGAGGTCTTATTATAATGTTAAATATAATGGCATCGATAGAGTTGATAATACAATTGGTTACATAAAATCAAATGTTGTATCTTGTTGTAAGATGTGTAATATAGCTAAAAATAATAATACTGAAATAGATTTTTTAAATTGGTCAAAAAGAATAGCTAAACATCAGCAATTTTTCAAAAAAGAGATTGAGCTTAATTATGTCAAAGGATATTCAGACGGCTACCGAGAAGCAAGTAAAACACGAACTAAATAAATCAGAATAAGATGACAGCATATCAAGAAAAAATAAAACAAGCCTTAATAAGTGGTGCTTTGCTTCAATGCACAGAGGGTAAAAACTATAAGACTTGGCTTGTTTATCCAAATGGAGTGACAGAAATAGTTAGGAGAGATTCAGCAGAAAAGGTGTGTGAATCGTGTTTTGGTAGCCTTGTATTTGGTGAACCAAATGGAATAAGATGGTATAAAAAATATGAGGAGCAATGGAGATTAGCAGAACAATTGGAAAATGAACTTGACAACCTTTAAATCAGAATAAGATGAAAGATAACTCAGAAATGACAAAAGAAGAATTAATAGCGTTGGGATGGATAAAAAAGCCATCAGATAAAATGCAAGAAAAAACAGAAAAGCAATTAACAGCAGTAGAATGGTATATTAAAAAAATCAAGGAAGCAAGGCAAATGTGTGATGACGCAAGTATGGGAATGGACATTTGGCACACTTTAGATGTTTTAATTGGAAAAGGAGAACAAGCCAAAGAAATGGAGAAGGAGCAGATAATGAATGCTTGGAATAATGGATTTGAGGAGAACAGACCTTATGTAGACCATTCAGAAGATTACTACAACAAAACCTTTAAATCAGAATAAGATGAAAATAGAAATAACCCACTACGGACATAAGGCAACTTATGAGTTTGAACACGAAGACGTAACACTTGAAGATTTACTTTACCACTTGAGTAAATTAATAAACCTAGTCGGGTACTCATTCGACGGCGAATTACAAATCTCTGAGTCTAAATAAATATGAGCCACAAACAAAACGACCGCAACGAATACTGTGCAGCAGTCGCAACCATTGCGCTAATAGGATTGATTTGCATTTACATAACAATTTATGCAATAGTACAATTAGTAAACTTAAAATAAATATATAATGGAAAACAAAATCAACACGGGAGCAATCTTCAAAAACACGAACAAGAAAGCTGACAACCATCCTGACTATAAAGGAAAGGTAAACGTAAACGGCAAAGAGATGGAAGTCGCTCTTTGGGTAAAACAAGGCAAGAACGGAAGTTTCTTTAGCGCATCATTCAGCGAGCCGTATGTTCCACAGGAAGAACGCAAACCAATTGGAGATAGTATTGACGATGACCTTCCTTTCTGATATGTATATTGACGATGACGCACTCCGAAAGCAACTGAATAGGATATTGCTTGTAAAAACACGAAACCAAATAGTCCAAGAGATAAAATCCAAAGGACACAAGATGCACCAATTTCAGTTAAACAACTTCCTTCAGCGCAAAGACGTAACCTTATCAACCTTGCACAAGATAGATAGCTACGTTACAAAAGAGATTTACTTAAACAATTTAGAGCCACTTTAACAGGTGGCTTTTTTTCGTAGGCAACTTGCGTGTTTAAAATATAGTCTTATATTTGTTTAGAATTTAATCAATATGGATGCACTAAAAGTATTAGCAGACCATCACAAAGAATGGGTAAAGATAGTCCGTTCATTTGGAGAGCAAGACCTCGCAGAAGATGTTGTGCAGGATGTGTACCTTAGGATTGTCAAGTACAACTATGAGGAGAAGATACTCAAAGACGGAAAACCAAACATCGCTTTGATGTGGATGATGCTGAGAAATAGAGCATTTGAAATAAACAAAACGGGTAGTGTTCAGTTTTTATCATTAGACGAAGTAAGAGGAGTAGCAGACGAAGAGTCAGAGTTAGATAAACACGAAGCCTTAGAGCGATTACACCAAAGAATAAACGAAGAGATGGATAATTGGCATTGGTACGATTCAATGCTATTCAAAGTCTACAAAGAAGGTAAAGCATCAATGAGGGACATAGCTAAAGATTCAGGCATCTCACTTACGTCAATCTTCAACACGCTAAAGAACTGCAAAGAAAGATTAAAAGAAGAAGTCGGAGAAGACTACCAAGATTACATAAACACGGATTACGATTTAATTTAATTAATATGGCAAAGAGAAAAGCACAAGGACTCGGAGACACTATCGAGCAAATAACCGAAGCAACAGGAATCAAGAAATTAGTAAAGTTTGTAGCAGGAGAGGACTGCGGATGCGATGAGCGCAAAAAGAAACTCAACGAGTGGTTTCCATATCGTCAACCTGAATGCTTAACTGAGGAGGAATATAATTGGCTTACAGAAACACGAATCCTTGAAAAGGACACATTCAAACCAAGTGAAGTAACAAGAGTACGAGAAATATACTCAAGAGTAATGAAAGTACGTTTAGAGCCATCATCTTGCGCTTCTTGCTTCAGAGAAATAGTATTTAACTTAAGAAAAGTTTATAATGCCTATACCGAAACCAAATAGCAGAGAGTCAGAGAATGACTTTATGCAGAGATGTATGTCAGATGCAAAGATGGTAAGTGAGTATGAAACTGAACAAAGAGCTGCAGTTTGCCGTTCAGCTTACAAAGAACACTTAGCAGGCGAGAAGATATCTTTTGACTATGACGATACGTTCTCAACTCAAAAGGGATTTGATAGAGCTATGCGATTAGTTGAAGACGGAGCAACTGTGTACATCATTTCAGCGAGACAAGAGAAAGACGGAATGTTACCAAGAGCAACTAAAGCAGGTATTCCTGAATCAAGACTATATGCAACAGGTAGCAACAAAGCTAAAGTAGAAAAGGTAAAAGAACTCGGAATCACAAAGCACTACGATAACAACGCTGCTGTTGTAAAAGAGTTAGGCGAAGTTGGAGTATTATTTACATAAACACGGACACCAATGGCAAAAGTAGGAAGACCAAGAAAGATAGATAGTCCTGATACCCTTTTAAAACTATTCAGACAATACAAGACGTGGGTAAAAGACAATCCACGATACAAGTACACACTAAACCAAAGAAGCGGAGAGATGGTAGCAGAACCGCTTGAAGTTCCGTTGTCAATGGAGGGATTCGAGGTGTGGGCATTTGAAAAACACGACATTTGGATTGAGCATTACATTAAGAATACTAATGAAGCCTACGAAGAATTTTGCTCCGTCTCTACATATATAAAACGAGAAATCAGAGCCGACCAAATCAACGGAGGCTTAGTAGGTCAGTACAATGCGAACTTAACCGCACGTTTAAACGGACTAACGGAGAAGACTGAAACTACCGTAACAATGGAAATGCCATTATTCCCTGATGAAACCAAAGCAATAGACGCAGATGTTCAAACGAACTACCTCGATAAATAAAATCCTGTCTCTAAAAAGACGGATTAAAATAATTCAAGGCGGAACATCCGCAGGAAAGACGTTTGGCATACTTCCGATACTCATAGACAAGTGCACTAAAGAAAAAGGCTTAGAAGTCTCCGTAGTAGCTGAGACGATACCTCACTTACGAAGAGGTGCGCTCAAAGACTTTCTGAAAATAATGCGATGGACTAACCGCTACTTTGACGATAGGTTTAACAAGACGCTACTCAGATACGATTTCGCTAACGGCAGTTCAATCGAGTTCTTCTCAGCAGACGATGCTTCTAAACTGCGAGGTGCGAGACGTGACATCCTGTACATCAACGAGTGCAACAACGTAACATTCGAGGCATATAACGAACTTGCCATCCGTACAAAGCGAGAGGTTTACTTGGACTTTAATCCTGCCAATGAGTTTTGGGTACATAAGGAACTAAAAGACGAACCTGACACGGACTTTATAATTTTAACCTACAAGGATAACGAAGCATTAGACGAATCAATAGTAAGTCAGATAGAAAAGAACCGAGAGAAAGCAGCTACGAGTTCTTATTGGGCAAATTGGTGGCGAGTCTATGGACTTGGAGAAGTAGGTAGTCTTGAGGGAGTAGTGTTCAATAATTGGAAAGAGATAGACACGATACCTGACGAAGCTAAGTTGGTAGGCATCGGTCTTGACTTTGGCTACACGAATGACCCAACGGCAGCGATAGGCATCTATAATTGGAACGGAAAACGAATAGTAAACGAAATTGTTTACCGTACAGGTATGGTAAACTCAGACATTGCCAAGATACTTCCATCAGGCGTAGTTATTTACGCTGATAGTTCTGAGCCTAAATCAATCGAAGAAATAAGACGCTACGGAAAGACGATAAAAGGAGTGACTAAGGGTAATGACTCTATCAACTACGGTATTGACGTAATGCAAAGACAAGAATACTTAGTTACCAAATCAAGTACAAACCTAATCAAAGAGCTTAGGAGCTATTGTTGGGATGTCGACAAGCAAGGAGTCAGAATGAACAAACCTATCGACCACTTCAATCACGCTATTGACGCACTTAGATACCACGAGATGGAAGCACTCGGATTAAAATCAAACTATGGACAATACGCAATCCGATGAGCTGCCTAAAATGATTAGGGTAGTCGAGCAATATATCAAAGATAAGACAGGTAGAAAAGTGCAAATTGTGTTCAATGACCTGTTCAATGTACGCAGACACACTCAAATGTTGGCTCAGGCTTATGCGTATGTGTTACAAAAAGACGAATCACAAGTTAAATAAATATGGAAGTACAAATAAAAGTTCCTACTGACCTAAACGAAATACCACTAAAGCACTATCAAGACTTTCTGAGGGTGCAAAGAGACTCTACTGACGAAGAGTTCATAGCTCAAAAGATGGTAGAGATATTCTGCGGAATACGATTAGCAGAGGTAGCAAAGATAAAGCTCACTTCCTTGAATGAACTAATAGCACACTTTACGAAATTGTTTGAGCAGAAACATAAATTCACACCGACATTTAAGATTGGAGATTTAGAGTTCGGCTTCATTCCTGAACTTGAGGAGATAACATTTGGTGAGTACGTTGATTTAGACTCTCATTTGCAGAGTTGGGATAATTTCCATAAGGCGATGGCGGTGTTGTACAGACCTATCAAAACACGAAGAGGAGAAAAGTACGACATCAAAGACTACGACCCAAGCGTAGATATGCAAGAACTAATGCGATTCGCTCCGTTAGACATTTGTATCTCAGCATCGCTTTTTTTTTGGACTTTAGAAAGCGAATTACTTCAAGCTACCCTGAACTATTTGGAGAAGCAGATGAAGAAGGACAAGAGCCTGTCGCAGACTTTAGTGAAACAACTCAATTTAGCAAAAGATGGGGATGGTATCAGTCGCTTTATGCAATCGCTAAAGGAGACATCACTAAGTTTGACGAAATCACCAAATCAAGACTTACTCGGTGTCTCACCTATCTCACGTTTGAGAAACAAAAAAATGAAATCGAAAGAAGGCAACTTGAAAGACAACTAAGACGATGACAGGATTCTATAGAGTATTGGAGTTAATTAAATGGCATTTTGACAATGACCCGTTAGTTAACACGGTTACGGAAGGGGATATTTTTGAAGTAGACCTCAACAAGCAGACTATCTTTCCGCTTGTACACTTAATGACAAACAACGTGTCATTCGAGACTAACGTAGTACGCTACAACCTTTCGTTAATTGCTATGGACATCGTAGATATTAGTAAAAAAGCTACTACCGATGTTTATACAGGTAACTCTAACGAACAAGATGTACTCAACACTCAGTTGGCAATCTTGAACAGAGCTTACGACCAAATGCTACACGGCAACCTGTGGGATTTAGAGTTCGTTGTAGACGGCAATCCTACCTGTGAGCCATTTACTGAAAGATTCGAAAACTACCTTGCAGGATGGACAATGACTTTCGATGTGTTGATTCCTAACGAAATGACCATCTGCGAAACTGAAGGTTACTCTCCGTTTTGTCCAAGTGCAGCAGTAGTAAACTCAGATTCAAGTTACACGGCATCGGTTGTTAGTGGTGGCACTTTGGTTTTACCTGACACGACCTTCAACGTACAAATAGACGGAACACAAGTAGCAACATCTACTTACCCAACATTAAGCACTCAAACTATAAATCTGATATGGCAGTAAACATAAACATACCATCACAAGTAAAGACCTACGCTAATTTAGCCGCATTCCCTGCTACAGGAGCGTTAAAAACTATTTACATAGCTGAGGATACCAACAAGACTTATCGTTGGACAGGAAGCATTTACACTGAGATTTCTGCAAGTGCTGCAATGACGTGGGGAGCAATCGGAGGAACTTTGTCAAATCAAACCGACTTACAAACGGCACTCAACGCCAAGCAAAACACGCTATCTTTAACAACTACGGGAAGTAGTGGTGCATCGACTTTGGTAGGTGATACGCTTAACGTACCAAACTACACGCTTTCGGGTCTTGGTGGTGTACCCACCTCTCGAACGCTAACAATAAACGGAGTAACCCAAGACCTTTCAGCAGATAGGACTTTCACTATAAGCACAGGAATAACAATCGG